GAGATACTCTTTAAATATAATATACAATGTGCAAGTTCCCAACAAGTTGTCAGACAATTCAATATAAATCGAACGTGTGAACTATAAGAACGTTTATAAATTAAAACATATATAGTTAACAATTTATTTACAATTATGACATAATATGTTAACAGTAATACAGTATTATATAATAAAGATAAAAGAAAAACAAAGACCTCAAGGAAAGACTTGAAGAAAGAAGGAATCACATGAGAATCAATAGTTACAACAAGTTTTTTGCAAAAGTAGCAGAGATTATGAATACATCAATAAAAGCTGTAAAGCCAATTGACGGTAGATATAAGGTTGAATTAGCAAATCACGTATGCTTAAATGTGTATAGAGGTGTTGGGGGAAGTCTGTTTATACATGACCATAGAGGGATAGCTCATATTACAAGCTGTTATGATTTTGAAGATTTTAAAACAATGAAAGATTTGTATGAAAGACTTGTATCAGACTATAGTGAATCAGCCAAAAAAGAAGTTATGGAAGTAAAGCAAGAATTAAATGCACGTTTTGGAAAAGAGCAATATTTTGATACAGATACTTTGCAGCCAAATAAGAAAATAATTGCAAAAATTGAAAATATCAATCATTGTCCGAATCAAAACACATGCTGTATTGTTTCACCTTTTGTACATTGCAATTATAACTACAAATCAGATAGTTGTATTAAAGCGCATAAGAATTTTATTCATGATTGCGAACAGGTACATAAACAAATGAAAGCAAAACGCAATCCGGAATGGCATCATGTTAGTCTTGCCACACTTGCCAACATTGATTTTGATATGCTTGACGAAAAGCGCAAGCTTGTATTCGATATCAACCAGATATTAAAAGATGGTATTCGCAATTTATACAAATGCGAGAATCATATTTCATTTGAAGTCTTAGAAAGATATGTAATTAGAAAATGTGATGAATTGATTCGACACAATCGTTTAAAAGCGTTCTGGTTTTCATATATTGCGCGACAGCTTGATGAGGTTAGAAGAAACACTATCTATTTATATACTCCATATATTACAGCACACAGAAATAGATGGTAATGTCATAGCTGTTCTAGCGGCTACACGGGAAGAAAGAAGGAAACTATGAATTTATACGGAATTGAAAACAGAAACACAATCGGTAAGGCTATTAAGATAGCAGACGGCAAGACAACATTTAATGAAATGATTAGTCTTAATCTTAAATATGTAACATGTGCGGATGTGAGAGGCTACATGAACGTTAATCTGTCAACTATTCACCCATATAATGGCAGATATGGAAAAGGTTTTGTGAGAACAACACCTTGTTATTATAGAGGTAAGCAATCTACAAGTTATATGACAATTCAATACTGGGTAGAAAAGTGAGTGGAAAAATAGAAAGTGAGGTAAAGAATATGGATAATCTAACACAGATAAAGAAAAATAGACTTTTACAAGAAAGCAAGGATAAAATTGTAGAAACACCACTTTTTCATAATGACATTATGAAAATGTATGCTTATATCTACGATTGCACAGCAACAAGTGATACACTGGCAGAGATTCAACTTATGGAAACTGTAAAACAATCACTTGATTTTCTTGTAAGGGGGGTAAAAAGAGGGGCTTAAGCCCCTCTTTATTAACTCAATGGAATATTAAACTCAACACCATACAATTGGATTTCACTCACACTTGTGAAAGTAGCGTACCCGCTACCGCTTATATCAACCAACGTTAAGTAAATAGCGCCGCTGTCAACCTGGGTAGCATCGAACGGATTGATGGTAAGAACAGCCATGCATTGATGATACCCGTTTTTATCATGAACAATAGCATTGCAATTACAGATACTTTGTTCATTTACAAAAAAAAGATTGTGACTCATAACTTTAACAGCGGCATTTGTGAAATTCTTGTTTGGCGTGAAAGCCAAATCAAGAAAGCTAGCAACATGCCTAAAGCTACAATGTGCGTTGGTATTAGTCAACACAACGGGCATTTTGTAATCGTTTAGCGTGCAATCAACCCCATCAAGTGCAAAATCTCCCGATCTGTTCCAACTTGCGTACCCATCCATTGCCTTATAAATCATATCTGCAATTGACGCCTGTCCACTAGCGTTAGGGTGGATATTGTCGCTAGCAAGTACGCTAGTCCAACGTAAAGCACTGTCAGCACCGCTTAAAAACTTAAACTTTCCCCAGTAGGTTTCGTATAAGGTTTTAATTTCATTGTAAGCTTTAACTTTTGCAACAGTAGTAAAACCGATGATAGGTGTTGCAATCCATCCAATGTAAAGCGTTGCGTTTGGTAACTGTGACATTAAATTGATAACATCTTTTATACCAGAGTTGACCGTGGAAGCTGCAATAAATTGATCATTCCAACCACCTGCAACAACAACATATTTCACCCGTTTCTTTTGCTTATCTGATAGACCTGTTATTGCTTGTGATAGCAGAGCAGAAAAGTTAGTATTCGCGCCAAAACCGCTGCCGCCTAAACTTTTATTAACATAAAAGCTGGCATCACTAAAGTACTTTTCATGCAAGATATCGCACCACGGTTTCACCATGCCGTCGGGTGTATACCCTTCCCCGTATGAGTCGCCAATTGTTATCAATCCGTAATCTGTTAACCATGTGTCGATAATATCAGACAATTCCCCACTTGCCTTTAAAGCATCAAAATACTTGTCAATGGCTGCTATATAGTCCAAATTATCAATGTAATTTTGGACGTCTGTTTGCCATTTGTTCCATTGTGTATAGTAAGCATCCCATTTTGTATCAAGATCCTTTACAGTTGATAACAGCCAATCAAGGTTCAAATTGTGAAAATCTGTATACGGAAAATTTGAAAATGCCATATCATCACCCCTTTATTTAAACTGATCACTAGGGATCACGTTGTACTCGTTACCGTCCTCACCTGTAACTAAAATCGGTTCAAAAGCTTTGTCAAAATAGTGAGTATCGGGAATCTGTCCAAATTTTTCAATTAAAAATCTGATTTCAGCTGATTTGGAAAGGTCCCCCACTAATAGATTAAAGGCGGCTGGTGAATGTGATCTAACAGGGGGGATATGATACACACTATTAGCGGCAATGAGAAAATACGGCATTAGTTCCGTAATGTTAGAGAGATATGTAATATGAATAGTTTCAAGACTGTAGCCATCTGGTAATGTAATTGGTACTCTTTTAGAAGTAAGCTCGTTAGCGTTGATAAAAATTCTAACACAATTACCTTTAAATTCGTTAGTCATAGCGTACCCCCTTTTTCCCAACCAAAACCATCAATAACGCCAACAGAAATTGTTTCAAGCTCTTTTCCACAGTGTATGAAAAATCCATGCCCTATATCAAGCCCTATGTGCCTTCCCTTGCCGCCAAAAGTTGTATACAGTAAATCTCCGTCTTTTGTCTTGTCAGGAGTCGTTATATTTGTACAACTGTTTATATATGCAGTTGAATACATATATTGACCCGTGACTAAGTTAATAAAGCCGCTGCAATCAATCACTGTCTTTCCCAAACAGAAAGCCTTGATTTGTGCTTTCTGTTGAGCGTTATACTTTTTAAAATAATTTGGCTCCGCACTCCATAAAGCCTCAAAAACCTCAGGTGTACACTTCTGCCCCTTCGCGCCGTAAAGGTACGCGTATTGATCGCGATTTTTGTAAAGCTCTCTTGCCTTAGCAATATATGCAACGTTCTTATCCGGAATATTATAAATCATAGTTTAGCTCTCCTTATCTTTTACTAGTGTCAACAACTCAGTGATTACCTTTGTGTTGTTGTTCAATGCGTCAACCCACTTTGCACTTTCCTGGTCATGCTTCTCATACCAGTTTTTTCTTTCTTCTCGCTGTCGCACGTCAAGTGCGTTTACGTACCACATTACGGCGCCAAGGCAAACACACGGTACACCAACCATTTGTGCGATTTGTGCAATTGCATTCATAATTTCCATTCTACCACACTCCAATCAAAAGTCTATCAGCATAAAGCTTGCAGACCTCGTCAAGAAAATTGTAAGCTTTAGTCAGATCAATTTCCGCATGCATCATTTTTTGTGACGTTGTCACACCTATGTTGCCGTGAATCCTTCCCTCATGTGTTCCGCTTGTTGTTGACTCATCCAAACCATTGGTAACACTGCCGTGTGAGGTGTCAGCACCAAAAGTCTGGGAATCACTTCCGCTGTCGGTTGTGTTATCGGCGTTAGCAACTTCAGGCGTTGAAGAATTGAAAGCGGCAACCTTATGAGTAGTGTCGGAAACTTTTCCAAAAGTTGTTGTAACGCTACCTTTGTTAAACGTTTCTTCAGTATCAACTTTTCCCTTTTGGAAAGTGCCGCCGCCCGTGTCAGTCCAACTTTCTATTCTATCATAATTTTCTATAGGATTGTACTCAAGCTGTGTTACTTCCCACAAGTGATCAATAGACCATTGCAACGAACGTGCTACACTTGTAACATGCCGTCTTAAATATTTGGGGTCTTGATACACGGGGGTAAGATCACCATATGATAGCAAAAAGTGTTCAATAAGTTGCTCTTTTGAAACACCTTTAACATATATATCCGTAAAGATACTATTATCATAGTCATACAGAGTCGCTAGTGGAATTATAGTTCTCACGTTGTTCACCCCCTCTAATATTAGGATATCTCAAACGTGCTTTAATGTCAAGGTTATAATGTGCGTTTACCTTTTCTAAACATTCGTTAATAGTTTCCACCCACAACTCACATTTTGACATTACAGCGTTTTTGGTTTCCTCAACCTCATCTGTAATCATACGTTCTTTTTTCTCAGGTGCTGTATAAATACCTATTTCCATATCAAAAGCGTGTTTGAGTTGTTCAACACTTTCCAACGCTGACTTAACAACATTGTAACATTTTTCGATGTCATTATTAAAATACTCGTAGAGTGGTCTACCAGTTTCCTTATCAAAAAGTGACTGATTTATTACAACCGCCAACTTGCCACTCATAATATCGTCAAAAGCCGCCTTAAAAGTCTCACTTGCACTTTTGTTGCGTGCCGTAAAAATAAAACCAAACTTTGCAAGTGCACTAGCAACGTCACAGTTTGAGAGCGTTAACGCTACACGTTGTGCGTATGAATTTATCAAGTCGCCAATGCCGCACCAGTCAGGTGCTAATTTTACAATCTCGCAACCTTCGCCTATAACCAAATCGCCATTAAAACTAGCGTCAAAAGCTGGGTTGGCAACAATATAATTTGTAGGCTGATATTGTACGTCAAATCCATACGGAGATCCATGTTGCGGAATGATACCAAATCTTGCGGTATTCATAACACAAAAGTTTCCTTTTAAAAACAAAAGCGGATAGATATAATTTTTTGACCAATTTTGTGGCATACCATCAAAAATGATAAGACTTTCGGCCCGCTGCAAAAAGTATCTGAAGTATGTTGCATAGTCCCATGTGTTGTTAATATGTATCATGTTTGGATTTTGTCGGGACTCATATTCATTTATTATAGGACTTGACACGCCTTCGCCCACATAGTACCCACTATATACAAAAGGTTTCATTCTATAAAAATACCCCCATTCAAAAAATCGTTTATGATTGCTTTTCCGTTTTCAGTTGCGCTGCAACTTACATCTGCACTTTCGCATTGTAAAAAGCCTGATAAGTTAGACAAGCTTATCTTTTTACAAACTGGATAACCAAAATGTTCATAATCACGGTTTGGCTGATTTGCAAAAATCGCTCTCAATGCAATAACGTTGCTACCTACCATTGTACCACCACTGCCGCCACTCGTTTCAACAGTTGGTGCGATGCTAGAAATACCAGATTCAATTGCCGATATACCGCCTAAAATATTATGAGTTGCAAAAGAAAACGCTGCACCTATTGCACTTGATACAGTTCCTATTACATTTGTAGCGCGTGATGAGTAACTTACAGGAGCGCCGCAGTTTCCGGTAGCAGTGAAAAGTAGTACATTTCCGGCGGTAACTGTAACGAAAATAGCGCCGTTTATGTCAACAGAATATTTTATTGATATGGCATCAATATTAGCAAGCTCTTTAGATGATAAGCGCATGGTTCCAATAAACGGCAAAGTTAGAACATATTGTGTAAACGGTTCAAATAACATGTATTTATTTATATCGCTTTCGCTGTGATGTGGTACAGCTAAAGAAATGCTATGTGTAAACACTTCGCCCGTGCCAACGTCTCTACCACTGTAACTTGTAGACACATAGCCAAGTACAATTTGTGTTGGTGTGCCGTCTGTAACATCAAACGGTATCCATATTGCACTTTGTAAGTAGTCTTGCGGTCGAACAATTTCTTTTTGTACATCGGCAGGTGTTTCAAGTATTGTGTTTAAACCGTTTAAATAATCCGGAGAGTACAAATATTTGGTGACTGCTTTAAACGTTGCAGGATGTAAAGACAAAAAAGAATTTTCGCCATTACCGATAATGCAACACAAAATCGAGCCTGTTGTTGAAGTTGGTAAAGTTGCTGTTGACTGTGAAATGGTTGGCTGTGATGTTGTTGGAAACATCGTGTCTATCAAGTATCTGTTAAAATTTGCAATATCCGAGGATCTTGTTACATACATAGAGTTACTTAAAATCTCATCTTTGTAACTTGCCAAATAATCACACGTACATGATATTTCATAAGTAGATTCTACATATGTAGCATCATTTACAAAGTAATATCTGCCAAAAGTTTCACAATATGCAACATTCCAATCAAAAGGTGCAACCCCTTGCAAAATGAAAGTTGGTCTTTCTACACTTGTACCGCTTTTAAGTACACATGTTGCACTTTCTGAAAATGTAGGTATTTTCGTACTATTTATTCTTTTGTCTGACTTTCCAAATTTAACTTCAAATGCCATGTGTACCCCCTTCAAGAAAAGGGGCTTGAAGCCCCTTTGTTTAATCAAGTAAAATTAAAATTGCATTCTCAGTAAAGTCAACAGGAGTCTTAAACGTGTAATGATTCCAACCGTTTCTAAAACCAAACCTGGCATTTAATGGCTCGAGCGCGCTCCATTGATCAATAGGCACAATTCCCAGTGTATCAATATCCATCATAATTCCAAGAACGTTGTCAACTGTTTGATTTGATAAAGTAAACTTTGTTACTCCATCTGGTTTTACTCCCTCAGCGCTTCCTTTAATTTGCATTGGATTGCTGGGGTCAGTCCAGAAAGTTACTTTCTCATAGTCGCCCAACTCAGCTTTCTCAGGGTGGAAAAACTCGCTGCCATTAGCCTCAAAATAATTTCCAAATTTTGAAACCAGATAAAAACGCAAGTCTGCTGCATCAGTGTGGCGGTTTACAACTTTTCCTGTAAAATCGCCATGAAATCTTGTTCCGCGAACAGCAAGATTTTCTTTAAGTGTTTTCATCTCAGCTGACAACCAAATCATAAACGGACGGAAATCAGTGGGATTCATTATTGTTTTTGCAGTCATTGCAAGCCCCGTCTCAGCGTTGTACTTTGTTAATGCGTGAAAAACCTGCTCTTTTTTGCACACATTGCCGCTTGTAGGTGTTGCTTTACCGGCATCAGCAAGGATAATTGCAAGGTTTGCGAGTTGCGCACGCGACCTATTTTCAAGGTCAATCTCGTAAACATTTGAAAATTCAGTCATCAACATAGAGAAATACGCTGCTACTCCTGCCTCAGAATCAAACGCTGCATTGATCTGATTCTTGTATATAGTGTACTTACTAGCATAAGTTTGACCACCACTAGCGATTGTAAGAAGTACATCATACTTTACGGGCTTTGTTCCTGCTTTCCAATCTTGACTTGCCTCAGCTTTATCAAGCTCAACATTGATATTCCATTCATCATTGTCAACCTCAGATTCGTTTACAATCGGGGTAAACTTTCTAATATAATTACCATAGCGTTGATCATCCCAAACCATACCAGAAAGTTTTCGTGAATATGGTCGAATAGAATAAATTGATTTTGCAAGTACAGTAGGAATGATTTGATACAAGTTATCATCTTCTCGATCAAAGCCCATTTTAAATGTATTTTGCATCTGCCCAAAAGTTAAATTTTGTGCAGACGTTCTACCAGTATACTGGTTATACATTTGTGTAAGTAGTGGCGCAATTTGTGTATATGTAAGATTTGCCATTGTTTATACCCCCTTAGAAAAATTTACTAATATCTGGTTTATCGTTTGAACCGCCAAAATTAGTCTTGCCATTTGCAAGCTGCTGCGCTTTTACAAGTGCAGCAGCAAATTTATCATAGTCAAATGAACTATCTGTCTTCTGATCTGTCTTCTGATCTGTCTTCTGATCTGTCTTCTGATCTGTCGTAACGTCAAACGCTGCAATTTCATCTTTACTATATCCTGCATTTACAAGCGTCAAAATCTCATCAATTTTCATATTTTAACCTTCTTTCTTTATTTGTTAACAGCTGTAAACAGAATCGAACTGTTACCTTGTGATTCAAAGTCACATGCGCTAACCGTCTACGCTATACAGCAGTAATAGGCGGTCTGTCTGTCGTCCCCGACTCGCACACACTGGCTAGTGTTTGGATAGTGCAACCGCCTATTTATTATATATCATTTATATAATTGTTTGTCAATTACAACTTTATAGAATATCATACCATGATACACAATCAAATGATGCTAAAAAATCGCATTGTGTTTCATAGTCTGAAAATGTAATGTCACCACTTATAAACATAGGTTTTAAATACTTTTTACTACTTGTTTGCCAACGTTCTAGTGATGATGGCGAAGCATCAAAAACATCATCGCAATGAGAGCGCATAGGTTTAGTCACGTAAAATTTAAAGTCTGACTTATGCAACCACACGGAAAACAAAGGTGTTTTCATATCGTGCGTGTATTCTTTTAAGTTTTGATGGCGTATTCTATCATCCTCCAAATCCATAAATTCGTTATCAAGTTCCATTTTCGCTCTGCCTTTTGGAAGATTTCGATAAAAAGCGTTTTGTCTCTTTTTCTCAGAAATAGGAGACTTAAAAGGAAGTATAAGTGTTGTCTCGCACCTGTCTACTTGTGTAATTTCAGTTCTTTCTTTTACCGCTTTGTAACAGTCAGGTATAAGTCGATATCCAATTAAAATATTTGACATAATCGCGTTAGAGTTACCAAAAAACCAAGTTCTTATTTTTTCCGTTTCAGAGTCAGGGCGATTTCTGAAAAGTACTTCCATAATGTTTTTGTATGCCTGGAATTCATTTTTTATAGGTCTGTCACCTTTTTGTGGAATGAATTCATCAAAAATTACATCATAAAAACGCGTAAAGTCTATACCAGTTTTGTTTTGAAAAGTAGACAGCGAAACACCTACTATAAAAGGTTTATCGTTTTGCAAGTCCTCATCTGTCAGATATGCTTTGCCATAACCTTTTTTGTCGTTATATTTCAAACGAATATCTTTTCCAAACCAGTCTGGCTTTACAAAGTCGCCTATGGTTGAAAAACTATTTTCAAGTGCAACGTTTGTTCTACGCACGTATAAAATAGGGAAGTGCACATCATTCCATATATCACATATCAAATGCGATTTTCCGATACCTCTTCCGCCTATGATATCTATATATCGCTGTCCAATATCACAAATATATTTATAATTCAAATACCCGTTTTCTTTATACAAGCTCATGCTATCACCTCTTTAACTTAAAAGAGGGAAGTCGTTTGACTTCCCTTCCTGCCTTATACCAACTCAAAATTCATATAAGTCCTGCCTGCCTTACTCTGTGATCTTGTCAGCTTAAACTGTAAATTGTAAGTCTCCATAAAATCATATGCGCTTTCTGCCGTCTTGATCACGGTTGGACTTGACGTTGCAATTGTTACAACTTCGCCCGTCTCAATGTTTGTATGATAGAAAACAGCAACTTCCTTATCATCATCATCTGTCGTATAGCGTACATAATCTGTAACATTTACGATAGTATCATCTGGCAAATTCTTCATTAACAGATGATTGTCATTTGCCATCTTAAACATTTCTTTCTTGTCAAATTCTCTTGATTGTCTTTCAATTCTCATTTTCGTTATCCTCTTTTCTTTTATTTAAGGGTATTATCCTTTACAAGTATATAATAACTTATTTACAAAAGTTTTGCAAATAAAACGTTATTTACTCAACTATTTCATCAACTATAGTGTAATTTTTGATTTGGTCATCTGATAAACCGATTTCATAATCACGCGCAATCATGCAACTATACCCAGTATATTCAGTTATTGCCTCTTTGCCTTGATAATCAACAACTTTTGTTTTTGTGATGGTATCACTATCATTATACCAGATTTGGAAACCGCCGCTATTCTTTATTTTAAAGCCCTCTCTAAAGTTATCAAGGTTTTTAATTACTTCTACACCCCTTGCCTTTTTAACTCCTGATATAGTACAACCAAAATACGTTTTATCTTTTGTTTCTTTATACGCGTTAAAACAATACTTTTTTGCACCTAAAGTTTTAAAATCTTTGTATTCTGGTTCATACCTATTTTCAGATTTTATATCGCTTTCACAGTCAAAATATCCGATATAATATTTTTTGCCGTCAATGTCAACAAAAGTATTAGTTTCTTCGCACAGCTCATATATCCAATTATTTAATTCTGTCAATTTGTCAAAATTGAAATGAGTTGCTTTACAACTGTCTGTATCACAGTAAATATAGCTACTTTCCGCACATGCTAAAATTCTACGTAAATGTTTACGTGCATGTGCAGTTGTATATACCCCCCAAACATACGGCAAAACGCTTTTTTCGCTTTGCTCTGCAATGCTTTTTTCATCTGTTATCGAAAAGCCGCTTGCATCAACTTTTTCTTTATATGCAATGTCATTTGCATACCTTGAATATGAAAATTCTTGCCATTCATTTTCCAAATATATCATTATAGGGTGAATAGGATCTGTTGCCGCCATTCCATAAATACCGTTTAATTTATTTTTAGCTTTCAGTAGATCGTACTCCGCTTCTTCCCTCTCTTTTGAATTTGGCGCTGTTTTCTTTACGGCTATTTTCAGTTTTGTTTTCGCCGTGAAATATTCCATAATAACACTTCTTACATCATCTGGAATATATCCATAACGGGCGGTATAGAGCGTATCTTCTATAATTTCAATGGTATCAAAATCATAACACTCATCAATAATAGAATAGTCTATATCTGTCACTGTCGTTTCAAGCTCTGCCGCTTTCCACACTCTGCCGTTGTCGGGGTCAACCCCTTGCAAGTTACGGCATTTGCTTATAGATAGATACGGATTGTATTGATCTTCTTTAAGTCTTACATTTGTAAGCTTTATTTGTGCTATCCATGCAAGATTTTTACTTTTTATATACTTTAAACATTTTGATGTTACGGGCATTTTTTCAAATGCCGTCATTGGAAACCGCATCAAAAGAAGCATAGCTGGATACATGCTGCTAGCATCAAAGCTATAAACGTCATGATATATTTTCGAACATTTTATCATGTTGGCGTGAGTATCACCACCGCGAAAAGCTTCTTTTAAAAGCTTGTATGTTTTGTCTGTTAAAGCTAACTTTTTCTTTAACAGCCTGGTGGTAGTGCCTTTTCGTATAGCTCTTTTCATATCACGCCTCACATAAGATGTACTTGTTAGAGGCACTGTTGCAATTCTATCACCATCTTTTGTAAGCATGTATGTTATTGCTTCCCAAAGTCCTAAAGTATCATTGATGATATATCCCCACTCTATAGGATTGATATAGCTCTCATTATGCCTTATAAGTGAGTAGTCCAAATCGCCTTTTGCTTTTATGTGTTGGCATCCAGCCATTTTTTTCGTAAAGTTATCAAGTGACATATTAGTTAGCTTATAACTACACCTCAGTTCAATACCACGCTTCTTTAATCGCCACACAAGCGGTTTACGTTTACCAGTTGCAAACACTTCGCTATAATCGTTTAAATAACCAATCATAAAAGAAAATTCAAAAGGAAGATTGTGAACGTAAATCACAAAATAGCGTGACTCATTAGTTTTATAGTAAGCTTGTATTTTATCAAGTAATTTTATAAAATCAGTCCAATATCTACCCTCTACTTCTTCTCCGTCAATGCAAGCGCTCCAAACATACATAAAAGCATCAATAGGCTTTGTCACTTCTTCGCCTTGATCATCTTTTTCAATACGTGTCCGTGACGTTGTTTCAATGTCAAAAGTTCCAAATTGATCAATATAAAATGGGCTGTCTTTCTTTTTGCCTAAAGGTTTATGCAAAGAAAAGCCATGTGACGGCACATAGTCCGTCACTGACTTTACTTCTATATCATCATATTTGTTTGACCTATTTAAACATTGAACTATCATAATTTTACAACTCCTGTCTTATAGCCTTTGGTTTTGGCTTCGCTCGCTTGCTCTTATATAGTTTGTTTGCCGCTTTAAATTCTCTAGCTTTATCTTTCCATGATAGCGAACTATTTTGTATAATCGCAACTCTAAACTCTGCCTGGTCTTTTAAGTTCGGATATAATTCCTCTGATGCTTTAAAAAGTTCTTGCAAGCCTTCTCTATTGTTTGTATTTATTGCCTCTGTTAACAGTGTAACAATTTGATCACTTGAAAGCTGTGCATACTTTTTATCTGATAGATAGTGCAACGTATTGAAAAGCTTGTCACGAACGCTTTTGCTAAGTTTAGATATATCAACTCCGTAACGCTCCTTGAATGTTGCAACACGCTTGTTTTCTAGTTCAATACTGCCTCGTGCGGTTGAAGCTTTTGCTTCAAGATAGTGCAAAAGCTTGTTTTCTAACGCTCTCAATTCACGAATTGAAAAATCTTTGTAAACTGCCTTTCCAGTTGAAACATAAGAAGCGTTATAAGAAACGCGCTTGTTAAAGTAGTCAACTGCATCTTGATATCTGAAAAGTGCTGTTCTATCTTCCGTGATTCTGCCTTTTGATATTGCTGTTGTTAGTGTTTTGGCGCGCTTGTTTGCAACGTTGGCAAGTTTGCCAACACGGGCGATATACTCCGCTTTACTGGAAGTGGACTCGATAGAATCGTAGTGCCAACGTGTGAAATATTTTGCCTGGATTTCTGTTTGTTTCATAACTCGATACCTCTCTTTGCTAATTCTTCTTTTACAATTTCATATTTATAGTTGTGTGGTGTAATTTCTCTGAAAATGTTGCCAATTTCCTTTTCAATGTAACCGTGATTTTTCAAGACTAAAACAATATACTGCACAGCCTCAGCCCCCTCTTTATATGAACACTTCATTCCATCCGTGGGCGTTTTATACCATTTTGTCGTTTTAATATCAGACACTGCTTGCACTAACATTGCGTGTTGCACCATTTCATAAGGTGTTAGCTTACTATTTATAATGCCGTCTTTAGGTCTTTTCATTTCTTTATATCTCCTTGAGTTTTCTTTTATTGTATCATGACGTTGTTAATAAATAAAGAATAAATTATGAACAAAGTGTTAACAAATTATTGTTATAGTTGATATAGAACAGCAAGACGAACAAATGTATTGACTCGAACAGATGTATCAATAGCCGAGCTGACAAGCGAGCCAATCGAGCGAGCCGAC